ATTTGTGTTCCTGATAGAGGTGGCTTTAAAGTCAGAGTTGTTTCTACTTCTTCTGCCAAGATACAGTCTTTGGCACACGTTGTGCGAGGTGTATTATATCGAACAGTTCTTACCGCTATTCCTACAAAGTGGGCTATTATGCCTGACGGAGTAGAAAAGTGGTTCGATCAGTTACCCAAAGTCGATTGGACTAAGGGCGACTCTGCTAGATACTATGCACCGTGGGTCATGATGTCATCTGACCTTAAAAGTGCAACTGATTTCCTGCCTTTTAACGTTGTTGAAGGCGCGAACGATACAATGGAATCGATTATGACTCAGCGACAATCTAACAACCCAAATTGGGCTGCTTGGAGAAGTCTATCGGGTCCTCAGAAGTTGGAATATACCAACTATATGAGATCGACATGCATTACTTCGTTCAGAGGAAATCTTATGGGGACTGCACCGAGCTGGTTTCATCTAAATTTGTATAATTATACTCTATTTAGATTAGCTTGGGCCCTTACAAAGATTGTATTTTCTGAGCATTGCTTCTATAAGCTGCTTACTCTTCTTAACTCTCAGAGGATTCTCAAAGAGGAAGAAGAGTGTAGGATTAGATCTAATGTCAATTTAATGATTTATCTTTTTCAAGAGAATTCTAGATCAAGATTATCAAGAACCATTATAGACAAACACTTTAACGAGTTATGTGCTATTATGGGTGACGATTTAGCGGCCATTTGTCCCTTAGTAACCTCTAGGCTATACAAGTATTTACTTGAGCTTACAGGTGGAAAAACCTCTGAAGGTAAGCACTATGTGCAACTTTTCGAGGAGGGATCTTTTCTCCTTATTGGAGAAAAGTTGGCAGTCGTACAGTCAGGTACTGTCAAATATCTACATGTTGGATCTTTAAGGGCATTTGCCAATGTAAGATCTTCATACGATACGAAAGACAGAAAGAATGAATGGGCCCAAATTGGAACCATACTGACTACAGCGACCTTAGAAATGGATCCTCATTTGAGATCACCATTACTATCGATGGCTTTTATAACGTCAAGTGACATTAGACTAAGAATGATAAAATATGGTTTGCCCGTTTACTTCCCTGAAGAACTGGGAGGTTTGGGCTGGCCACATCCAAAAGGGTTCGAGTATGCTATACAAAGAACTCCTATGCATGTGATCAGAGCTTACCATGTGATTCGAGGATTCCGTAACAACCCTGTGGAATTTTCCGCATTGTTGTCCAAGTCCCGCTCCTTCTGGAGTAGGTCGGAGGAATCTCAGAATATACTCTGTGATATGATCGACAGAGCTGCCTCTAGGATAAGTCATTTGACTATCTCCCGTGACGAGGATGGTAACCTAACCGAATTATCATTCGAGAAACCTATCGGTCTAGTACCGTCTTCTAATAGCGAACTTAAGTCCCAAAGTCTTTTTCAGTTAATAACCGATAAGGCTATGATATGGGCAGACAACTATTATTATACGGTACCCGACAACGTAACTGACAAAACGCCTTTGCTAACTTTAGCTCAGATTGCGCGCAGTTACGTCCGTAGTCGTGAGAAGTTAATATCTCTCAGACACGCGGGGTTTCAGCTTTCAGTCAAGTGGCCAGACACAATTGACTGCATTCGTCAAGATTTACAGTATATTAAAAATGTTCACATTTTAACCGATGTGGACTTTTTGAGAACTGTAGGTCTTCAATAACAGAAGAACAACATGACG